CGGACAAATATGTTACTGTAGATGGAAAACTTACACCTTTATCTTGCCTCCTCCAACATCGCCGTTATACGCGAAAATTCGTATCTGCTGGCGTTGGTGATTTTCTTGGTTATATGCCTCGTCCTTCTGCTCGTGTTTCGTCGTGGTCTTACTTCGATTGTAAGAAGAATATCGATTATAACTACACGATTCCTCGATACTACCTTAAATACCTTAAACCGGAAGACGAGGTTATGCGTTCGATTGCCGCTGCTGATGCTTATGCACATTTTAGCAAGTCTTCTCTGGTTAAGCGTATTGTGTCTTTGTGTGTTGAGCGGTTCAATCTCAATTCCGCCGTATCCCGTAGAGCGTCGTATGTTTGGGAGCAGAAGCAATTAATGCGTTTCTCTGCGTCCTCTCGGAGGTTGCCCGACTTTGACCCTCCTACTTGGCTAGATCAAGATATTCTCCAGTTTTGGAGAGATCATTATAAACTTCAACTAATTATTTAATTTATGGGAAAACAACCTTTTATTTCACACGTCGTAAATGGTTACTCTCGCTACGATGTTCCTGAGAGTAAAGCCTTTACGTGTACGCCGGGTATTTTATATCCGGTGCGGATTGATCTTATTAATGCTCGGGATCGCGTATCTATTGAGCAGGGGATCGATGTTCGGAGTAACCCGCTTGCTGTTCCGACGTTTAATCCTTATACCGTTCGCTTGCATCGTTTCTGGGTGCCTCTCCAGCTGTACCATCCCGAGTTGCGGACGAATAGTAGTAAGTTCGACATGAACAATTTGAGTCTTAATTGGATTGTTTCCTGTCAGCCTCAAACGGGTGGTTTGAATATTGATTTTTTCGGTGCAGCTTATACTAATTCGCTGATGTCTTGGTTGCGTATCGCTAATAAATACACTACTGGTGTAACCTCTGTTCCTTCGTCCGTGTCCCTTCCCGCTAATTCTTCTATGGATCGCTGGAGTAATGCGGATTCGTATTTAGCCTATTGGGATATTGTCCGCAATTACTATAGTTATTCGCAGTGGGGAGTTTACTCTTTCGCTTGGCCCATGGCTAACAAACTTTGTTATTCTGGTTCTGCGTATTCCCTCGATCCCGATAATTCTGGAGACTCTCGCTTTTTTACACAGTGTTTCGGAAATCTTGAGTTCCTTGATGCTTACTTTGAGAGTCAATTTTATCCGTCATCTTTAACTTCTACGAATAATACTTTTAATCGCGGTAATTTATTCACGCAGATAATTCGTTCTGACCTGGATAATGGTGCTGCTTCCGGCGATGGTTTTCCCGTTTCTACAACCCTCCCGTCTACTACTCTTTGGGGTTCAACTGGTATTCTTTCCCAGACTTTGACTACCACTTCTTCTACGGGCAATGCTTCTGTTTCCTACTTCGTTACGGCGCATCCTATGGCCGTATGCCCTTCGAATCCCGATCGTTTTAGTCGTCTTATTCCCACTGGCGCTAATTCTGCTGTATCTATGACGGGTGTGTCTACCATTCCTCAGTTGGCTATTGCTTCTCGTCTTCAGGAGTACAAGGATTTGCTTGGTGCTGGAGGTAGTCGCTATAGTGATTGGTTGGAAACGTTCTTCGCCTCCAAGATTGAGCATGTTGATCGTCCGAAACTCCTTTTCAGCGCCTCGCAGACTGTTAATGTGCAGATTGTTATGAATCAAGCTGGGGATAATAACTTTTCTGGTAATCAACCCCTTGGACAACAAGGTGGTTCTATTGCTTTCAATGAGCGTTTAGGTCGTCGCCAGTCTTATTACTTTCGTGAGCCTGGTTATATGATTGATATGTTAAGTATTCGCCCTGTTTATTATTGGTCTTTTATTAAGCCGGACTATCTTAACTATACGGGTCCTGACTACTTTAACCCTATCTATAACGATATTGGATATCAAGACGTTCCTGCTTTTCGTCTTGCTTTTAACGGCAATCCTGGGGCTTCATTTGCCACCGAGCCTTGTTTTAACGAGTTTCGTTCTTCTTATGATGAGGTATTAGGTCAGCTCCAGGCTTATAGTAGGCCGGAAGCTGAAGGTGGGTCTGGAATCCCTCTCTACTCTTATTGGATTCAGCAGCGTACTGTTTATACTTATAGTGGAACCGGCTCTCTTCCTGAGGCTAGTTATTATCCTCTTCTTTTCGTTGATTTGGCTCAGGTTAATTCTCCTTTTAAGTCAAATGTTGAGGATAATTTCTTTGTGAATATGTCTTACGCCGTCCAGAAGAAGAGTCTCGTTAATAAAACCTTCGCGACTCGTTTGTCTAATCGTTAATATATTGATTTTATGGCACTTGATTGGTTACTTGAAGATACTCCCGCTTATGTTTCTCGCGGTCAGCGTATCCTTTCCGTTCTTGATGGTTCTGGTTCTGTCGACGTCCTCCCCGGTCGTCCGGATGTAGCAGCTGAACCCTCTGACTTTGAGAAAGGAGAGAAGTATAATCCTGATATTGATTTCGACCCTAATTCCTTCTCTCGTATGGATAAGTTTGACGGTCTCGAAGTAGGCCAAGAACTTATTGATTCAATGATAGATAGGAGTAAGGCTGACTCGAAGTCTACTGATTCTGAAGAAAAATAGTACATTCTTTACTTGACGATATATGTTACGTGCGCGGACCCCTTCCGCGAGAGTCCGTGAATCGCTGAAGGTTATTGGTAACGACTGCGGGAGAGGTCGCGCATTTTTCTATCGTTCTTTAAATTTTATTCCTATGTCTGATACTAAACAACCCTTCTATAAGTCGAAAGCTTTTTGGACGCTTGTTTCTTCTATTGTTGCTGCTTTAGCTGCCTTTTTTCTTTCCTCGTGTTCTGCCCAGGCTAGGATGCAGCGTAGCGGCGTTCATGTCGATACTGTTCGTGTTGACTATATTATTCGTTCTAATAATTTAACCCATATATAGTATGCCTATTCCTATTGCTGCCGCTGGTGCCGGCGCGTCTTTTGGTCGCGCTCTTGGCGAATCTGCTGCTTCTACTGGCACTCACGGTTTAATTAACGGCTTCTTAGGCCAACTTTTTGGTGGAATGAATGCTCGCCGCCAATGGCGATTTCAACAAAAGCAGATGAAGCTTCAGCAGCAGTATGCCCTAGAGCAGATGCAGAGGCAGTCTGAGCTCTCCTACGCTAATTGGCAAAAACAATTTGATTATGAAAACGCGTACAATGATCCTTCGAAGGTTTTTGACCGTTATTTGAAAGCAGGCGTAACACCTGCTGCTGTTTTAGGCTCTTCTGGAGTTGGCGTTAATGCTACCATGTCGGGCGGTTCTGCGTCCTTGCCTTCTGCCTCTGGTCCTTCGGGCGGTGCCCCGGTTAGTCCCGGCGCTTTTACGCCTGGCGACCCCACCGCTATCGCGCAGAATATGATTGCGCAGTCTACGGTAAGCCGTAACGATGCTGCTGCTAATCGCGATAACGCCGAGGCCCGGTCGATTAATGATCAAAATGTTGGCAATCAGCTTTATGCTGCTCAAGCCCGGGCTCGTATAGCCCTTGATGAGGCAGTAGCAAAACATAATTTAGCTGCTCATGATGTTCTTCGAGTTCAAGAGGATATAGAAAAGAACAATCGATTTATTTCTGATACTACCCTTTTGAGTGTCATTGATGAAAAGAAGAATCAGGCAGCCCTTGTCGCTGAGGAAGTTCGCCGCTTGAATATTGAGAATGAAAATATAGGTGCTATTATGTCTGCTCAAGCTTTCATGATGAATACTCAGGCCGCTCTTAATCAAGTTCTTGGCGAACAAGCTAGCGAAGTCATAGAGTCCTTGCGTTTAAATAATCTCGACACTGCTAATGAGCTCGCACGTAATTGGGACAAGCGTTTCGATATCGAAATTCCGAATCCTCAGTATTCAGAAAATCTTAGGAGTAAAAATCCTATTACCCGTGCAAATCCCGGCCCTAAGACTTTCAAAATTTCAATGTCGCTTAAAGACTTTCACGATAAAACTATTATAAACGAAGCGAACGCATCTGATTTTCTTCCTGAGCAAGCCCGTATTGCCCTTCGCAATGCAAAGGTTGATCCATATGTCGAAATCTCTAAGGCTTTAATTGGTGTGGCCGCTAGTGTTGCCGGTGCAGGTATAATTCGCGGCGGCATGGCTCGTGCTTCTAAGACTATCTCTGCCGGCGGTTCTACCAGTGATTCTGCTGGCTCTTCGCTTACAACTCGTTACGACTCGAAAGGAAATCTCGTTGGTTATGCGAAGACGGAGATGACACGCGGCACTCATTCGAGTTCGTATAATACTACTCGAAGATATCCTTAGAATCGTTGATTTTTTTGCATTTTAGATTTTTGTTGTTATATTTGCGTTGTAAACCAATAACCGTATTGTTATGAAAAAAAACAAAAATTCCAAAACCGGCAAGCTGGTGATCGATGTTCTAGAGTACGCATTTGTTGAGTGGCTTGTTCGCCGGCGAGTGTATCGTGCTTATCAGTCGAATTATGATCGCTCTCCTTCGGCTTCAAAAACCTTCCGAGAGCGTTTGCGCGAGCACATCCAGTATCTTCTTAATCACTCTAATCTTGGCCCCGAATCGTTAATTTCTTCGGCTTTCCTGTTTACATCTGCTCCCGAGGGTTATAGATTTTGGCAGAAGCTCTCTGATGATTGGGAGCGCTTTTACAACGATCTGTAGGAAAAAATTAAATTACATCATTATGACACAAGTTCATGTTGTTATTCGCCGTGTCAATCCGGCTCTTAATGTCGATTTTGTTCAGGTAGGCTATGTTAAAGATGGACAATTTTCGGCGCTTCAACTCAGCACTCTTGACTGTACACCCATCCCTGATTATGTAGAGCTTTCTAGTATCTCTACTACACCTCACATTAATCATAGCCTCATTCCTAGTCTCGTGGAGGCTTTGATTGCGTATCCTGACTTTTCGGTCGATTTTTTCGACAATACGCTCGTTTTAATGTTTAGCACTGATCTGACTCGCGATGAAGGCACGTCGAAAGAAGAAGGGAAAGGGAACTAAAGTAGTTACCCGCCCGCTTGGTGGAAGAGTTCTTTAACTCGTTAGTCCTGCGGGAGGAAAATCTCTCGCAGGCTTTTTCTTTAAGTATTGAGCAATATTTTCAAATTATGGATAATTTCGATTTTAGGCCTAGATTCTCCCCTATTTTTAATGGTGTCTCTCATCGTTACTCTATTGGCGCATATCGTGGCAGAAAGCGAGTTCCTATCGCTTGGTTTGTTGACGAAAGTTCTGCGAAAGACTATCTTGCTCGTTGTCGCCGTACCAACCCTTATATTAAGTTTGATTGCCTTAGAAGTCTTTTTTAATGGCTTGCTCATCTCCCATATGGATACGAAATCGCCGTTATTTTGACAAGAAAAATCCTTGTCGTAATGGTTCTGATGTCGCTAAGTCTGCACTCGCTCTTCGTCCCTGGGATGTCTGCCGTCAATGGTTGATGGTCCCATGCGGACAGTGTGAAGACTGCTTGCGTCGTCAGCGCAATGATTGGTTCGTCCGATTGGAGCGCGAGTTGACCTGTTGTAAAGCTAATAGCCAGCAGGCTATTTTTATTACAATTACAATTGCCCCAAAGTATTATAATGAGGCGCTACTTAACCCTTCTCGATTCATTCGTCGCTTCAATGAGCGTTTGCGACATAAGCTCGGCCATTCGTTTAAGCATGCTTTCTTCCAAGAGTTTGGCACACATCCTGAAATGGGAAATGAACCTAGATTGCACTTTCACGGCTTTCTCTTTGGCACAAACGTCCTTTACAATACTATTCGTACTGCTGTTCGAGACCTTGGTTTTGTCTGGCTGTCGAAGGCTACTCACAAGCGCGCTCGATATTGCGTCAAATATGTTACTAAGCAAATTCAATTTAATCCCGAAGAGATTTCGGACAAATATGTTACTGTAGATGGAAAACTTACACCTTTATCTTGCCTCCTCCAACATCGCCGTTATACGCGAA